TGATTTTCACTAACTCTTCCATCACGAACCTCCAAGTGCCTTTTTGATGTCATTTTCGAGTTCCTTTACTGCATTTTCTTCTGCAGGAGCGATGTGGGGCATTGCCTTTGTCCTTCCACCGCCTCTCTTTGCATGACCTTTTTCCAAGAGATGTGCAAGCTGATATTTCTTCGGGGAATAAACTGTAAGTTCCAAAGAGTCAGAAGTCTCTTTCGTGGTCTTAACTGACCAGCTCTTCGAGTAGGCACCTGTTTTCTTTGGAGCATTTGCCTGGATATCCTTCTTCACTGATTTTCCCGCTTTTCTTACAGCCGTCTTCATATCTGCCGTTGCAAGGTCTTTATATTCTTGCAGACCCTTCATGATTTCAGAGGCAAGATTGTCGATTGATACATTTGCCATCTTATCTCCTCACTTTCTGACATCTGAATTTAAGGCTCTTTTTCTTGTAATTCATGTGGTCAACCGATGTGATGTTATAGAGTTCTCCATGAAAGACTACTCTGTATCCCGTGACATCAATTTCAGCAGCTTTCCTGCACCACCGAATGGTAAATGCAAGGTCACTATCCTCAACCGTTGTCCCGGCTGTATGCTTTTCATTACCACTCTCTCCACTGACCGTGGCATGGCAGGTATAATAATCTGTCCATCCGTTTTTATGGTTACCGATTGCATCAACCTCAACAGAGTTTTTCTGAAAAGTAATCTTCACATTAAGAAGTGCTACATCCATCAGAATCCCTCCTGCCTTATTCCCGATAGCAAAGCACGGATGGAAAGAGTCAGTTCCAGATGGTTTGCATCTTCCCTGTGTTCGTACAAATATGCAACTGCATACAGTACAGCAACTTTGGAACACGGCTGTTTTTCGAATAATTCCTTATCTGAAATACGCGCCACATCCATGCATAACTGCTCGGAAGATATAATCAGACTTTTTATTAATTTGTCATCATCATCGTGGTCAACACGCAGATAATTTTTCATATCATCAAGTGTAATTATCATCTTTCCACCTCACATAAAAGGGAGCAGCATTTCACTGCTCCCTTAACCATTGCTACTATTTTGTTGCCGTTGTGGTTGTTTCTGCCTTAAGACCAAGAATCTTAACTGCCTCCGGCAGGATAAGAAGACCATCGACTCTTTCCTTCGCAACATAACCAATCATACCGTTTCCGGCAAATAACTCGTTAAGCTGCTTGAAGGAACGGGAACCTCTGTCACCGATGTTATAGTACTTATAATCACCGAAGGCAATCGCATCTGTAGGAGCAAAAGCAGATGTTCTGATATTGTAGCCGAGAATCTTATCCGGCTCATTTGCCTGATAAGAAGGCTGCCATAAGTACTGACCGTTGTTATCCTTAAGCTTACGAATCTGTGCCAGGGTAGCATCGTTCATGATGAAGGATGCGTTCTTTCTGTACGGTCTCTTCAGCTTGTAGATAAGGTCAAGAATATCATCAGACTTAAGGGCTGCCGTAAGAGTACCGATGGATTCGCCACCCTTGGTCTTGTCAAAGATACCAGTAGGCTTTCCGACACCATCACCATTCAGGAATGCATCCTCTTCGGCATTGGCGAGTGCCTTACCAAATTCGGTGATGATGTAATTCTCAAGACCGAATGCATTGTCATACAGCAACTCTTCCGTAATCTTGATTGCTACATGGAGTTTGTGGGCATCAAGAATCTTCTGCTCAAATGTCGCATCACCAAAAGATAATGCCTCACCTTCCTCAATCCATGCTGCTGCAGGCTTTGTGGCTGCGATGTTAATCTTATGCTCCCCGGAAGTGGTAATCTTTGTGGCAATACCACGCATGATATTCTCCTCTGTAAGCACATCAATAAGTCTGTGGTCATACTCTTCCGGCACAAGATAACCGCCATCTGCATCCACACCTTCCTGAAGGACATTGGATACCTGTCTGAAGTTGGAACGGAGTGCTGTAAGCATAGCCTTCTTATACTCATCAGATGCACGTCCTGTTTTTACTTCTCCCTGTGGCTCATCTTTATAAGGCTTTCCGGTAATCGGGGAATTTACAGGCTTGGAAAGTTCCTGCTCCCTTCTCTCGGCTCTCTGCTGTCTTTCGATGGAATTGGTAAGTTCCTCGATTTCAGCCTCCATTCTGCTGTAGGTTTCCTTATCCTCGGCAGAAAGATTGCCATTCTTGTCCTCGTGGGTATCCACAAAGTTCTTTGCTGTTTCCCACACCTTTGCTCTCTTCTCAATTAATTCCTGTACTCTCATGTTCGAGTTCCTCCTTAAATATACTTTTTGATTAGTTCCAGACGGTTTCTGATTTCATTTGCAGATACACCATCCGTTTTGTTTACAGCAGGGATTTCTGCCTGCTTGGTTACATTTACGCTTGGCTTTTTGTAATGCTCCTCCAACTTGTTAAGAAGTGCATTGTTTACTGCCTTGCGTGAAAAAAGCACGGAATTGGAAGATTTCTTTTTCTCATCCTCTTCGGTGCTTTCTTGCTTCTCTGATTCGCCTTCCTTCGGCTCATCCTCTTCTTCATCCTCTTCCTCTTCCTTTTCAGGAAAAGCATTTCTTGTGATAATGTCATCCGCAAAGCCGAGTTCCACGGCCTTTGTGGCATCCATCCATGTTTCTGCATCCATAAGACGGGATAACTTCGCTCTCGACATCCCGGTCTTTAACGCATACGCATTGATAATGGAATCCTTAACCCCCTCAAGCATCTCGATAGCCTTTGCCATCTCGGTATGGTCACCGAAAGCTACTGTCGCAGGGTTATGAATCATCATCATGGATACCGGGGACATTAAAACTGTATGTCCAGCCATAGCAATCACGGATGCAGCCGATGCTGCGATGCCGTCAATCTTGACTGTGACATTCCCCTTGTAATTTGCGAGCATATTGTAAATCTGTGCAGCCGCCACACAGTCACCTCCCGGAGAATTAATCCATACCGTAATGTCACCACTTCCGGCATTCAATTCATCCTTGAACATCTGAGGTGTAAAATCGTCATCGAACCAGCTCTCCTCGGCAATGGTGCCGTATAACTCAAGTGTTCGTTCTACGATTTCTTCGTTTGTTTCCTGGTTCAGAACTTTCCTGTTCTTCCAGTTCCAGAACTTCTTCTTGTCCCTCATCGGAATCCTCCTCTCCATTTTTAGTGCCATCGGCTGCGAAGATACCCGCATCCTCCAGCTTTGTCATATTTCCATTGATAAGGTATAAATCCCCGCCAAGTTCAGCAGGAATACGGTCAAGGTTCTCCAGTTCCCTTATGTCATTTGCAGACATCCACCCATTCTGTCTTGCCGTGGCATAGCCGTTCATACGGCTCTGATAATCTCCACGAAGGAGTCCGTCCACATTAAACTTCACAAAATAGGTCTTTTTCTCCTCTTCCGTAAACAGCCTTCGTGCCATAGCCTGCTCCAGTCTTGTAAGCCACGGGCGAAGTGTGTACTGTACATATTCCAAGGACTGCTGTTCAATATTGGAGAAGGAACTCTTTTCCAAATCTGCAACCATATGGGGTGGAACACGGAATATCCTGCAGATTTCCGTCACCTGAAACTTTCTCGTTTCAAGGAACTGTGCCTCGGACGGATTGATGGAAATCGGTGTATATTTCATTCCTTCTTCCAAGACAGCTACTTTATTGGAATTTGCAGAACCGCCAAAGGTCTGTGTCCAGCTTTCCCTTACCTTACTTGGGTCTTTAAGAGTTCCCGGATGTTCTAATACACCACTTGGTGCAGCCCCATTCGCATAAAATTTACTTCCGTACTCCTCGGCTGCGATACCAAGACCTATGGCATTCTTGGCCATTGCGATTGGAGAATATCCAACCAAACCGTCAAAGGATAATCCCGGAACGTGCAGGACATCTTCCGGCTTTAACCTCACTGTGGAACCTTTATTTGTCGGGGCATCATCGGAAGATACCATGTACTCATAATAGAGATGTCCTTTCTCATCCCTGTCTACCGTCATTCTGTCCGGCATGAGTGGGTAAAGTCCGATAACCTCGCCCTTTCCATTTCTGATAATCTGACTGTAGGAATTGCCCCACAAAAGCAAATGGGTAAGTGCCACCTCAAAAAAGGAATATGCCGTCATTTCCGGGTTCGGCTCATCGTGTAACAGATGGTACAAAGGATGGTCGATGGCTTTCTCCTTGCCCCCATCCTTGTTGTATCGATACAGATGTAATGGCAGGCTTGCCACCGATTCCGATATAACTCTGACACAGGCATAAACCGCCGATGTCTGCATGGCACTTCGTTCATTTACCCTTTTCCCGGCAGCACTCTGCCCAAGAAAAAAACTGTAGGCACTGCCTGCAGTTCTGTTTGTGGGTGCATCCCTCGATTTAAATATTCCACTGAAAATTCCCATATTCCTCACCAGTCCTTCCTAAAAATGTGCATTCCTATTTCTATATCCATGTAAATCCATATCCAATCAGACATACATTCTTAACAATCCATTGCACTAGGATAATACCAATGCCCACGTAAATGTACGGAAGGATATTCATTTCTTTGATTTTCATATGAAAATGTCCCACCAGTATCATATTAATCATAAAGCATACATACACAACCGCAGTATACAGCACAATCGGATGCGCAAAAAAACTTTGCAAGAAATGGCCATGCAGAAAATACATAAATGCCCTGGTACCACCGCAGCCGGGGCAATACAACCCAATTCGTTCACGTACATAGCAATTGGGATAAAACTGCATCCATTCATCACCAAATACATAAAACAAAATCGCTGTAATTGCCCCGGCTGCGAGTGCAAACTTGCCGAGAACATAAAATTCTTTATTCGCGTTCTCTTTCATTGCCTACAAATTATAAATTCTGGAAGTACTGTGTGATTTCTTCCGGTGACATACCATTAAATGCTGTACCTACTACTGCACCGATAATCAACAATGCTAAAGCGATTACAAGTCCGATAGCACCTGTGATAATACCGGCAAGTGCCATACCCTTACCATTCTCGGTCTTCTTTTTGCTGATAATACCAAGTACTATCGCTGCAATTGATAAGATAAGTGCTAAAACATCAAAGCAACATAAAACCAAAGATAAAATACCACATACCATAGACGCAATTGCCAATCCTTTTCCTACCTGCGGTTGCTCCGGCTGTGTATTCATTACGTTATTGTCAAAATTGTTATCCATTTTTCTACCTCTTTTTCTATTATTTATTTAGTGTCTGTTATTAGTCAACTAACGGATTACCGTTACCATCTACTGATATATTACCTGCAAGTATCATAATACCTTCAATCAATCCCCAGATACCTACACCTGTAAGGATAAATACACCAATTGTAATACAAGAAGTCAAGATACCGATACCGCCTAAGATTACCTGGATAATTGCCTTCTGCGTATATCCCAGATAAAAGTTATGTACGCCGAATGATCCCAAAAAGATACCTAATAATCCTGCTACCATCTTAGACTTCGGTGCTGTACCAGGTGTTCCTGCCTGTGGTGGCGGTGTCTGATAAGTATTCTGTCCGTTGAATCCGTTGGCATTGCCTGTATTGGGTGTTTCATTCACTACTTCTGCTGAGTTAGTAACATTCTCCATAGCCGGTGCTTCAGGTGCCGGTTTTGTCATCTGCGCGCCACATGCTGTGCAGAACTGTGCGCCATCGTCAACCTGTGCTCCACATTTTTCACAAAACATATTATTGCCCTCCTCTGAATTTATGTTTATATTCATATATCTAGTATAGTATACAATATTGTCGCTCAAATTGCATCTGTTTTTTCTTATAAGTTTGTGTCAAGTAAACGTTGGCAATTTATTTTTCCTAAATTCCACGTGCATTTTTTATTAGCTTAAAAGAACACTATTTCACGAAGAATTTAAACTGATACTCCCACATTGTAACATTATTTACCACCACCTTTCAATCTTTTTCAATAAATTATTGATTGCAACTTTGGAGTAAAGATACTTATTAAACCCTGCAAGTTATCCACAGAGCAACACTCGATTTTCAAGATGATATCTTTATTATACCAGACATTTTTCATACACTTCCTTGTACGGATAGTTTTCTGACAAATTCATAATTACAGTTCTTGCGGTTTTAATGATTTTGGCTGCAAGAAATACATACTTCAAACGAAAGGTCTTTATTTGCTGTCTGTATTCTGAAGGCTCTAAGGAATCAATCTTGAACAACAAAAACAGGTTATATGAAAGCATCATCATTTGAAACACCGCTTCATTTGCCCAAAATGATTTAAGTAAAAGATGACCCACCGCCATGTCGTATTTGGCTTCTTTAATATAGTTCTCAGCATTGCCACGTTTTTCATAGGATATAACTACTTTTTCAGAAAGCAATGTAGTGTTTGTCACAAAGAAAAAGTATTCGTACTCAGAGCCTTCTAAAAGTGATATTTGTGCTCTTTCTTTTTCTGGTTTCAGTACGCGAGACACAACAAACCTTCTGTCTTTCTCCCAGTTATCTAATTTTGTAAACAGTTCTGTAGTTTCTCTGCCTTCTTCACCTTTAACGAATACAACCGATGAATTCGTTGCTTGGGATGCAAGCGTAGAATAACTTTTGGCTTTAATTAAATATTTGCAACCAAGAGATTCTATCGTTTCAATAATTTTTTCATCAAAGTAGCCACTATCCATTCGAAATAAAATCTCTAAATCATCTGTTTTGATGTTGGCTACTATTTCTTTGATCATTTCAGATGCACCGTTAGCTGTGTAAGTATTGCCACTTCTTACAAATCCGGTGACGTAGGCTTTTAATTCGTCGCAAAATGCAAACTGGATATTGTAGCATCGGTTTCCTAGTTTCTTGGGATTATATCCTTTTGATGCACCTTCTTGATGACCTTCTACGTTGATTACACTACTATCAATATCAATCGTAATGGATGTCAATTTACTTTTAGTGAGCAGTTTTTTAAAGACTTTAAAATTAATGTCTCTAAACATTTGTGTTGTCTTAAAGGTGAAGTTTCCTAAAAACCGTGACACTGTTTCAGGTTCTTTTACGGAAATATCAAATTCATTAACGAGTGGATCATTTTGAAGGAGCTTTAGACGTTCTAGCTTGTCTATACCAATAAAGTGACCACAGATCATCGTCTTTATATGATTCATCTTGATTTTATTTGTGGAGTCATTATCAAATACGAGGTCATTTTCAACTAGATCAAAAATCTCATTACTTTTTGCGTTCTCAAGGAGAAGAAAAAGACCTGCATTTGATGTTAGATTCTTAGCTGTGAAATCAATTTTATTAATCATAATTTAAACCCCTTTTTCTTCTTTTGTTACTATTATTGTACCATATATCGACTCATAAAAGCTGATAATTCAACACATTTTTGAGCATTTTTCTTTCACCCAATGGGTGAAAGCTGAATTTTGAAGGAACGTATATTTATCAATGCTTTGAGGGTGGTTTATAAAGTACTGACGTAGAATCTCAGTGCATAATAAAAGCACCAACCATTTCTGATTGATGCTCTATGTGATAATCGTTATTTTCTTGTTCTTTCGTAATCTACTATTCTCGGAAATTCCTTTCCGTTTCTGAATTTGTAATACTTCCTTAATGCATTTTGTCTTGGTGTATGTGCAGGATCATCGACTTTTTGAAGTTTAATAATTGCCTTATACATTTCTTCGTCATCCGAAACAATTACATCCAGGTCTTTACCAATTATATTCATAACATCATTAGCTTTACTCTTTCGGGTATTTATTCCATTTGGAGATAATCCTTGACTCTCTAGGAATCTGACATATCCTTCCTCGTCCATTATATCTGCCTCCTTTTATTTGATACCTTTAGTCTAGCACAAAAAATTGCAACCAGCATATGATTTTACAAAATCATACATGGTTGCAATCAGAATACAAGAAGCCCCCTTGTATCATACACACTTTCAGAAGTATCGTTTCCACATCTTATTGCTCTATCAAGTGCCATGATACAGGCTATGGCACCGTCTATCTTTTCTGTTGATTTTGATTTATCTGCCTTGATGTTTCCGGCAGGGTCAGTACGAATAAAAATGTTATCCATATTCCATCGGAGGACAGGATGCCCGCCATGTGCAATCCTCTGTTCAAGGGTCAGTTTCATAAGTTCCTTGGTCGGCGGTGACATGGATGCAAATCCCTGCCCCATTGCCACGACATTAAATCCCATGCCTTCAAGGTTCTGCACCATCTGTACTGCTCCCCAACGGTCAAATGCTATCTCCCTTATATTGAACCGTTCCCCAAGTCTCTCGATGAACTTTTCAATATAACCATAGTGAACCACATTTCCTTCCGTGGTCTGGATGTATCCCTGTTTTTCCCATACATCATAATTTACATGGTCCCTTCGGACTCGCAAATCAAGAGTCTCTTCCGGCAACCAGAAATAAGGAAGAACATAATATTTATCATCCTCGTCAAGAGGTGGAAATACCAGGCAGAAGGATGTAAGGTCTGTGGTACTTGAAAGGTCGAGTCCTCCATAACATACACGTCCTTCCAGATCATCTTCATTTACCG